TGGTTGAACTTTAGTAAATTGACCAGATGATGATAAATAAAGAACATCACCAGCTACATATCCTAAAGCAGGGTCTGTGTTTACTCCTAATACTATACCATTAACTACTACTTCACCATCTGCTCCACTTGTTGTTGAACTTCTTAATATACCTAATGTATTTGAAGAAAGAGTTTCACTATCGTAAGATGCTGTATTAAAAATAGGATTATCACCAACTGCAGATGTTATTCTTACTACTGTTCCTGCACCTAATGTAGATTGGTTACCATTTCTTGCTATGATTACTAAATTTCTTGCTTCACTTGCTGTTTGTGCATTTACTGCGTAAGATGAAGTGATAGAATAAGTAGAAGAACTAACAGCCATAGATGCTGTATCTACTGAAGTTATTATTCTACTACCATTAATACTACCACTACCAACTATTTGAACACTACCACTTAAGATTTGAACATCAGTTAATTCATCTCCTAATTGGTTCGAACCCGATGAATAAACAACAGAAGATGTTTCATATAATGTATGTAAATAAGTTATTTGTGCTGCACTTGCTGTTATTACATTTACAATTAATGTTCCACTACTACTAATATCTCCATTGATAGTTTGGTTACCATTAAATGTATTAGAACCCGTAGTTGCAAATCTACTATGGTCAAATGCGTTACTTGCACTTAATGCTGAGATTTGATTACTTTGAGTTGCATCAGTTTGATAGATTGATGCACTTAAGTTATTTATTGTTACCGCTACACTCGCACTATTGTTTGTAATATTAAAATTACTTGCACTAATAGAAGTTGCAAATGAAGAACTATTATTTGCTATTGAGTTACTTTGAGTTGCATCTGTTTGGAATATAGATGAACTTAAATTGTTTATTGTTGTTGTTACACTCGCACTATTGTTTGTAATATTAAAATTACTTTGAGAAATAGATGTTGCTAAAGATGCACTATAAGCTGATGAACTTGCAAAACCAGCTGTAATTTGTTGTGATTGTGATACATTAACTGCAAAGTTAGAAGAACTAAAAGTATTAAATGATGAAGTATCTAACTTACCATTTATTTGTGAACTCTGAGTTGCATCTGTTGAGAATATACTCGCACTTAATGTTGTTACACTTGCAGTAGTTGCTAATGTTGCTATTGTATTAGTTACTGATTGTGTATATGAGTTGAAACTTGCAGTTGTTACATATCCTGTATTTTCTGCTGCTACTATTCTACTACTAAATGATGCTGAATCTGCTTTATATTGACTACCACTAAATGTTTGTAATGAACCAACCGAAGTACTTACACTTGCTGTAAAAGTATTTGTTGATTGTGTGTATGCGTTAAATGAAGATGTAGTAACATATCCAACAGGAGTTGCTATATTATCTATTCTACTATTAAAACTAGCACTATCAGTTGAATAAGATGAACTAAAAGTATTGAAAGATGCTGTATCTAATTTAGTGTTTATATTAGATTGTAATGTTGAACTACTTGCGTTTAGTTGTGCATCTGTTGCAAAGGTTGTATCTAATGATGAAGAGAATGCTTCTAAAGTATCTAATCTACTATCAACCGATGCACTATCTGTTGAATATACATCTTGATTGACAGTGTTATTAATTACCTCTGTGTTGAAATCTCTTAGGATTGCTGGAGTAATTGCTCCGGCGTTATTGTTAGGGAAACTAGAATCATTTAATGCTTCTAATTGTGCTTTAGTTAAACCCATATTGTCTATCTTTTATTTATTGTTAATATACTACTGTTCCAATATCAAAACCATCAGAGAAACCAACACTAAATGCTCCTCTTGTTGCAAATTTAGCAGGTGCTTGAATAACACCAATACCTTGTTCCATTAATGCTCCGTTACAACAATCAACGTGGTATATATCAGCGTGTAAACAAAGACATCCTCTCCTACTATTTTTAGGTGAAGATAATCCTTGCGTAGGTCCAATGTAAATGCCTGAGTTATTCTCTCTATTTACACTAAACCTTAAATTACCGTTTCTGCTATTACTCCAAATCCCCATATGGTTTTAGTTTTAATATTAACAACTAAGTTTAACAATATTATCAACCATTCTTCTTCATTGCTTCTTTATGGAGTAATTCTTCTAATTGATTCTTATCTGCTTTGAATGCTAAGAGTAGTAAACACTTCTCTAATGGTTCTTTAACTACTTCATCTATGTATCTAATATCCCCATTAGCTAAATCTACAATGCCTGTATAATTTCCCCACTTCTTTCCAAAATTGATTTGATGTTCGGAGGAAACCCCACCTCCTTCGTATAATTCAGGATACCTTTCAATAATTCCTTTGACAAATTGATAAAAAAAAACCATGCACCGAAGTGAACATCCATTCCTACATCTAACCACATTTCCCTATCTATCTTACCACTATAAGGTTCTACTTCGTATAATGAACCAATTTCTTTTGTGATAGGACGGTATAGAATACTCATTACCTCTGCCCACTTCTCATCTAATTCCATTTCATTGTACTTACTGATATCCACATATGCTCCATACTCAATCTTTGATAAGTTAGGATAGAAACCATACTTCACTCCATTAATGGTTAGTTTCTGTTGTAGTGGTAATTGGTTATCTGATAAGAACGAATACAAATCATCTTTAATTCTTAAAAATGTTTCTGCATCTATCTTAGGTAGGATTAGAGGTTCTAAGTTACATAAGTGAAAGAACAATGCTGCTGTTTGTGCATCTTCTTCACCTTCAAAGGATTTTAAATCTTTAGATAGTTCAATATATTTTTTTAATGTGATAGCTGACCAGTTCTTTGGTACTACTATACTAATTTCTTTTTTCATTATGCTTCAAAGTTTTTATTATTAAACAATAAACTCATCTGTGCCAATCTCTGTGATAAGTTAACTACTTTCTTTTCTTCATTCTCTAATTTTGCATTCATCGCAATTATTCTTGCATTCAATTCTTCATTCATACCAACTAACTCATTAACTAAGTTTATCAATTGAACTATCTCATCTGCTGTGAATACTTTATCTCCGATTTCTATTGTATCGTTGTTTTTCATATTAATATTTTATTTTTCCTATTGTGATTGCGTATTTACCTTTTGATTTTGCTTTCTCACTTAACTTCATCATACAACAATATCTTGCCGCATCTATTAAGTGGTCTAATCCTCCTTCAGGCACATCTGTTGTATATCCATGCTTATCTGTTGCGTATTGATAACCATACATCTCATTGATAAGATTCTGTGATGTTTTTAATATGTGTATCTTATGATTTTGCATTACTGATATACCAAACTTAATACTATCCTTTCCTTTTACTACTGGCTTAATATTAAATCCACTTCTATATATCTCTTCTATAAGACGAGGTTCTGCACTATCACCCCATATCTCTTCACTCTTTGTAATATCTAACTTTCTTAGTTTATCTATTATATCTGATGTGATTAAACCTTTTTCATAAATAAGTTCTTCCAAATATAAGTTCTCTCCACTTTTGTAAACAGCAACCAACGCAGTAGGGTCTGAACTAAAACCAAAATCAATGCCGAACCCAACAAAATCGGCATCATAAGAATCAACAATATCAAATTGAAATATCGCTTTATCATTGAGAGCAAATTCTCCTTTACCATATATTAACCATTTCTTTTTATTTGTAAACTCTAAATCTTCAATTGCTTTAATAATTTCTTTTTCTAAATAAGGATTATCTTTATAGTTCGTTACAAACCTTTCACAATCCTGCATTTGTCTAAGCCAATGATAGGGTGATATGGTAGGGTTGTATGCGAGTATGATACGATTAGTAGTTCTGATAGATAACTGAAAATAACTTTCTTCATCCACTTCACTTGCCTCATCAATAAATAATATATCAGATTTAATACCGCGTAACTTATCAGCATCATCAGTAGAGAGGAATTGAATAGTACTATCGTACAACTTATAGACCCTATCAGTAACATTAAAGTTTTCATCTTGCCAAATATTAATTGATTTAAGAATATCCGTAAAATCCTTTATTACAGTTCTTTTAAGAGAAGGAATTGTTTTTCTTACTATTGTTACCGTCTGTTGTGATTCCAAAGCCTGAACAATAATCCATTGAAGAATAGCGTATGTTTTACCACTTCTCGTTCCACCAATGTGCTGAGTGATTCTACTCTTTGCATCTAATAGGTGTTCAAAGGTAATTGTTGTATTAATCTCTAAGTTCACTACCTGTTCGGTTTATGTTTACACTTATCTGTTGTATTTTAGATTCAATCTCTGCTTTCATTTCTGTTCTACTCAATTTAGGCATTACATACTCCATTAGTTTAAGTGCTAGTTCAATTGCTTTCTCAGGATTATCTTTTCTTATCTTTTCTAAATCTTCACTAATAGTATCCAAAGTTTTATTTGCTGCTCTTGCTAATGTAAGTTTCATTTGTTCGGTAGACCTATTCACTGCTCCTACCGGTCTTCCGTTTTTATTTATCCTATTATCACCTTTTACGAATGGCATTGTTTCTTATTGTATTTATAAATAATTTTGTATATCTATATATATAACCATCTCATTCAAAAAAATCATTAACCCTATGTTTAACTTCTACTTTGGGTTTATTTAATAATTCCATAAATGCATCAAAGTTATCTTTACTATCGTTATAATCCGTTTTAATATTTAGGTGTTGCTTTAATTCAATTGCTTTTGGATAAGGTAATTGTTCTATCGTTAGTTTCTTTATTAACTTTCTATCATAAAAGTAAAAGTATCTATGTTGTCCACCGAATACTTTATATAAAGGTTTTCCATATATACCTTCTAATACACCTCTATTAATTGTTCCATGCTTATGCCAAATACTAACACTATGTAATCTCTCTCCTTCTTTTGTTAACCATATACCACCATCCTTTCTAAATCCGGTATATATAAAGTTAGTTGCTTGATATATAGTTCCTACCTTACCCATCATACCATCTGCAAAAGAGATTATCCATTTGATTTTTGGATTATTTTTCTTAACCCACTTCAAACATAGTGAAATACTTTTACTCTCTGCATTCATCCCTAATTCATCATCTATCCACAATCTATTCAATTCTAAGTATTCATCACTTTGAGTTCCATCTACCCATTTACATGTATCCTTAGGTCTTATTCCATACCCAAATTGTGCTACACCTAATAATCTATAACCAACAAATATACCTAAATGATACACTACTCCTTTTGCTACCGTTCCACTATAATGATTTTTAATAATTAAATCATTTGCTAACTTTGCCTGTATTTGTTGTATATGGATATTATTTATCTCCATTACTACCGCTTTGTTGTTCTAACATTCTCTTTTGAAATTCATTAAAATCTTTTTCTAATTTCTCTATTTCTTCTTTTGTAAATTGTGATTTGAACATCTCTGCTAATTCTTTGATTTGTTCATTCATCTTTTCTTCGTTTGTCATATAAATTTATTTAATGTATTATTTTCTAATTCTAATTTGTATATACACCCACCTATCTTACCTTCTTTAGAATGATTCCATACTTCATCTCCTTCATACATTAGTTTAAAACCATTCTTATCATACCATTCTCTCGCAACTATATTATCTTTCCTAACTGTTAACCATATTCTATATGAATTATTTTCTTTTGCTATTCCGATTAATTTATCCAATAATTCTTTTGCACTTCCTTTTACCTTTCCATTACTACCGATTTGATGTAATACAATATCGTTTTCTTTTTTAGTAAGGAAATGTTTTTTAATTATTCTACTACTCACTTGTGCAAATTCATAAGTAATAAATGCTCCTTCGTTTAACAAATAACCATATCTATTTCTATTCTCTAATCTATTTCTTATCTTATATCCCTGCTCTGTTAGATGAGGAAACCATTTACTATGCATATCCACAATCTCCATTATCTTTTCTAATTCTTCATCAGTCATTTTCAAATGGGTTTTGTATGTTTTTCTTTAAATGTAATTTTGTTTTCTTTACTGCTAAGAATGTGGTTGATTTACTTATACCAATATCTTTACTTACTTCATCTAAGGTTTTATCACTCATCCAATAGTGTGAATAGATTACTGCACTACTCCATCCCTTTCTCTTCTTCATACTTTCTAATTCTTCTTTTACTTCTTCGTATGCCTTTTCTATTCTGTTATCATATTCTATATCGTATTCTTCATCAATCCAATCCCAATTCTCCGGTAGTGTTTGTACCTTTCCATTTCTCTTTAATAAATTCAATGCTCTCGTCTTTAAGAACATATAGATGTAATGTAAGTTGTAACTCTCTTTGTAGAATAGTTTAGGATTACATTTCTCTGCTAAATACAAATACAAATCACTTACTACTTCTTCTGTAACCACTTTGTTTTTACACATATTAAGTGTGATATTATTAATCCACTCTCCATGCATTCTATATAGTGTATCTAATCTTTGATTACATTCACTTTGTATACTCTGTGTTACTTCGTTATTCATTTATTTTGCTTCAACTTCTGTGATATAATTTTTAATTGTATCTACCGCTTTCTTCCAATGATGCCCTGCACTACCACAACTACACGGTCTCGGTTCTTCTATGTTACCACTTATGATACGATAATTATCCCATATATACGGAAGTAAATTCTCAGGTAGATAATCTTTAATAGGAGAGATAGTTTCTTTTAACCTTTGATATTCTTCTGCTGTAAATTTTGTTTGTTCCATATTAATTCTTTTTTAATGGTATAAACTCTGGCTTCTTTGGTTCTTGCATTGGGAAAGGATTTTCTAAATTAAGAAATGGTTTAATCTGCTCAATGAACGGATGATTACCTGGAAAACTAATACCCATTGCTGATAATACTAATATCAAATCGTTTACCGATGTTAGTTTACTAAAATCCACTAAGTATGCGTGATCTTTTTTAATTTCCTTTACTATCCCATCTAATGTAGATTGTACTTCTATCATATTGTTTTGTTTTATTTTTCAAATTTGTTTAATACATCTGTATCGTTTATATAATCCATCAATTCTTTATTATTTAAGATTTCAATCATTTTGTTTTGAATAAATGGTAACCATTCTTGTCTAGTCTTTAAGGATTTTATTTCATTATTTACTTCTTTCCAAATGGTTTTTCTATTTTCTACTTTAAATGATTTACCCTTTTTTGTTCTGTTGTATAATCTTTTTTTATTTGCATTACTCCTAATAGAGTATTCTTTATCATAAACAC